ATGGCGTACTATAACATAGAGAAACGACTAAAATCCGATGGCACACCACGCTATCGCTGTAATGTGATTATCAAAGAAAAAGGTGTTATCACTTACAGGGAAAGCAAAACATTCCCTAAACATGCTCATGCCAAAACATGGGGCACACAGAAAGTGATGGAATTAGATCTATATGGCATTCCATCATCAAATGCAGTTGACGGACTTACAGTCCGTGACTTACTACACAAATATTTAAATGACCCAAATGCCGGAGGTAAAGCAGGCCGTACTAAAAGATATGTGCTGGAACTGCTTATGGATAGTGACATCTCCGCGATCAAACTATCTGAACTGACAGAAAATGACGTAATTGAACATTGCAGGCTAAGAAACAACGCTGGTGCAGGTCCAGCTACAGTTAGCCACGATGTTAGTTATCTTGGCAGTGTTCTGGATGCTGCCAAACCTGTATATGGAATTAATTACACATCAAACCCAGCAAAAGCCGCTCGTCCATATCTACTTAAACTTGGTTTAATTGGTAAATCAAATCGTCGTAATCGTAGACCGGCATCTGATGAACTGGACATGCTCATTGAAGGTCTTCAACAACGATCTACACATAAATGCTCAAAAATTCCGTTCGTTGATATCCTCAAATTTTCTGTGTGGTCATGTATGCGAATCGGTGAAGTATGCCGATTACGATGGGAGGATCTCGATCAGGAACAAAAATCCATACTCGTAAGAGACAGGAAAGATCCACGTAAAAAGGAAGGCAACCATATGAAAGTAGCCTTGCTTGGGGAAGCCTGGGATATCGTCCAACGACAACCCAAAAAATCAGAATTCATTTTTCCATATAACAGCACTTCTGTTACTGCGGGATTCCAGAGGGTAAGAAGCAAATTAGGTATTAAAGATCTGCGATACCATGATTTGCGTAGAGAAGGGGCAAGTCGCTTATTTGAGGCTGGTTTTAGTATTGAGGAAGTCGCCCAGGTTACAGGGCATCGTTCATTAAATGTGCTATGGCAGGTATATACCGAACTGTATCCGAAATCTTTACATAATCGTTTTGAAGAGCTCCAAAGGAGCAGAAATAAGACCTCTTGACACTGTTTATCCATACAGTTAAAAATAATACTGTATACAAACACAGTATAGAGGGACTTTTATGCGTATTGAAATCTGCATAGCCAAAGAAAAAATGACTAAAATGCCAACCGGTGCTGTGGATGCGTTAAAGGAAGAATTAACCCGACGCATCAGTAAACGTTATGACGATGTAGAGGTGATCGTAAAAGCCACCAGCAACGATGGCCTTTCTGTTACACGCACCGCAGATAAGGATTCTGCAAAAACTTTTGTTCAGGAGACTCTGAAAGATACCTGGGAATCTGCTGACGAGTGGTTTGTTCACTAATTAACACGTAAAATCGGTAACGGCTGGAAATCATTCAATACTCGCACTATCGAAAGTTCGCCAGCCAGCCGCAGCACGTTCTTGCATACGACGTGGCTGCGGCTTCCAACATTAGACAAATAACTCTTTAAATTGCTTTTAAATTATTTCGTTTGAATGCCAGTAACAGGAAATCGTTTATATAGGGTTGATAGCCCAACGTTATAGATACGTGCAACATAACGCCGTGATTTCCCTGCCGCTATGAGCGCTCCCATCTGTTGCCACTGCTCGTCGCTAAACTTCGGTCTACGCCCACCAATCCGGCCTTTGGATCTGGCAATAGCCAAACCAGCTAAAGTTCGCTCGCTATTCAAATCAGATTCATACTGCGCAGCAGAAAGAATATTACGGAAATTATAGCGACCACTTGCTGTTTTCAGGTCTACGCCATCTGTAATACTCCGAAAATTAACACCTTTTTCGTGCAGATTTTGAAACATCAATAGCGCATGCAGCACATTTCTCCCTATCCGATCTAACTTCCAGACAATCAACTCATCTCCACTTTTCATCACCGTAATTAATTCCTTTAACACAGGGCGATTAGCTGTTCTGCCACTGGCATATTCTTCATAAATTCGCTCACAGCCAGCTGACTCAAGTGCAAGACGTTGCAACTCTGTATCCTGATGATTTGTTGATACACGAACATACCCGTAAATCATGAGTGCTTCTCCTGTTGTAAAAACAGGAGAAGAGGCGAAATATCACCTGATTCAGAAAAATATTTCAAAGGTTGGTTTGGGAGAAGGCTCTGCATTACCTGTTGGTGTCCCTGTTCCGTGGCCTTCAGCCACTCCGCCGACAGGCTGGCTGAAATGCAACGGTGCGGCTTTTTCTGCTGAAGAATACCCGGAACTGGCAAAGGCTTACCCGACAAATAAATTGCCTGATTTACGCGGTGAGTTTATTCGTGGCTGGGATGACGGACGTGGAGTGGATAACGGAAGGGGATTATTAACGCTTCAGGACGGTGCGATTGTCAGTCATAACCACTATTGGGGAATCTGGACTTCACGAACTAACGACCAGACTCTGGAAAGTTTTACAGGCACCACGATTTTAAAACAAATCACGCCCCTGTCTCCGGCCATTGACTTCGATAATTACCCAATTCCCAACCCGGCTATTACAGAGGGTGGTGTTGTTGCGGCAACGACTAAACCTGCTGGTGCGAATGAAACACGCCCACGAAATGTCGCTTTTAACTATATTGTGAGGGCTGCATAATGAATAACGCAGAATTAAACAGTGAATTAATTGCCACTATGGCAGGAGAAATTACTGTTTATAACTTTGATGTCATGAGTCGGGAATATATTTCAGCTTCAACTGAATATCTTGCTATTGGTGTCGGCATTCCGGCATATTCCTGTTTAGATGCCCCAGGCGCATACAAAGCTGGTTATGCAATCTGCCGATCTGCAGATTTTAACTCATGGGAATATGTGCCAGACCATCGCGGTGAAATCGTCTTTAGCACCGAAACAGGAGAATCAAAAGAAATCACAGTTCCGGGTGATTACCCTGATAATACAACCACTATCGCCCCGTTAACGCCATACGATAAATGGGATGGTGAGAAATGGGTGACGGATACCGAGGCACAGCATAGCGCCGCAGTAGACGCGGCAGAAGCACAACGTCAGTCACTGATTGATACTGCAATGGCTTCCATTAGTCTGATTCAACTGAAATTGCAGGCCGGACGGAAGTTGACGCAGGCAGAAACAACCCGACTTAACGCCGTGCTGGATTACATTGACGCGGTGACGGTAACAGATACCAGCACCGCGCCGGATATCATCTGGCCTGAACTGCCGGAGGCGTAGGCCATTCAATATCTGGCGCACTGGAAGTATCGACCAGCTCCAGTGCGTCCAGATA